GGTACAAAAAGCCAACTCCAGGAAATGTTTACATTGCCGCAATGGATCCCAGTTTAGGCACAGGCGGCGACTATGGTGCTATTGAAGTGTTTGAAGTTCCCAGTTTTATACAGGTAGCAGAATGGCAACACAACATCACGCCTATTCAAGGTCAAGTTAAGATATTTAGAGACATTTTAAAACATATTCAAGATGAGCTGGGCGATGACAGTATCAATCAAATTTACTGGAGTGTGGAAAATAACACTGTGGGAGAAAGTGCGCTGGTTGTTATTGACAACTTGGGCGAAGAAACTTTTCCAGGATTATTTTTATCAGAACCTCTGCGTAAAGGACACGTTAAAAAGTTCCGCAAAGGGTTTAATACCACGTTTGGCAACAAGATTTCTGCATGTTCTAAAATAAAGTTCATGATTGAAGAAGGAAAAATGACACTGAACAGCCGCAGTTTGATCAGTGAACTGAAGACTTATATTGCGGCTGGCACAAGTTTCAAAGCAAAAGTAGGTGAGCACGATGACTTGGTATCTGCACTGTTGCTGATTATTCGCATGAGCACACTGTTGGCAGAGTGGGATCCAGCGGTGTTTGAACACATAAAAGTCACCAGCGATTGGGAAACTGATGAGAATTGGCAACCGCCCTTGCCTATATTCATATCGTCGGGTATCGGATAAATACAACATGAACACAAATTTAGATAAAATTGCCCTTGATTTATACGGAAAAATATCAACACGATTCTCTGACATCAAGATTGGTGATGAAAACGCTGAAGTACTGAGCAAGAAGTCAGACATTCCCAAAGCACGATTTTTTGAATTTGATTATGTAGAACACGATGACAAGCTGGGATCTATATCTGTTACACTGGATGAAGATGACGGAGTTATTGTGCAAGTTAGCGGAGAGTTAGCTGACAGTCATCATACCGGTGCTTTTAAATTTATACGCAGTTTTAGACAATTTGCCAAAGATAGATTATTAAATTTCGATGTACAGAATACCGGAAAGGACAATCTAGACAAACGAGATTATCAATTTAAAGCAAAACCCAAGGAACAACCGATGGAACCTATTATGGAAAATAAACTTTTTGGTACAGCTAGAATGAGCTACCAAGATTTAGGCGAAGCCAAGATTATCATCAAACATAATCAACCTGTTAACACAGAATTGGCCGCTGGACGCACCATGCACATTGAAAGTATTTATGTTGAAAATGCACAAGGTGAACGTTTTAGATATCCATTCAAACATCTTGGCGGCGCCCGCGCACTAGCAGAACATTTGAAGCATGGCGGCATTCCTTACGATGCTATTGGCAAACACATTACCAGTCTAAGCGAAGAACTTGCTAATTTACGTAAATTTAAAAATTATGTGGGTCGCAATGAAGCATTGAGTGAAGCAATGGGCGACATCACTGACAGAGTATTTGAGCGCATTGAACAGATTAAAAAACAAGTACACGGACTTGCACGTAAGCCATATTACGAACAGTTTGCAGAATCATTTACTGAAGCAGAAGATCAAATGATTCCAGAAGACATCATGAGTGACTGGATTGATCGCTTGACCATCCGTACATTCAATGAAGAATTAAAAACAGCATTTCCATACATATTCAAACTGGTAAGTGAAACAGATATTCCAGTTAAAGAATTATCAGCAGACGAGTTGTTGGCTGAACGTGTTTCACCAGAGTGGCTTGAAGTAAATCGCAAGGCCAAAGAATTATTAGCCAACGGCATGACTGTTGACCAAGTTGCTAAACAACTAGGTGTTCAAGGCCCCAACAACGGCATGGCAGGATCAATGGGCGGACTATGGGGAGCTATTAATAAGGCCGCTCAAGAAGTTCAACAATCAAAACCAACTTTTGAATCTCCAGAAGATCAATTTGAATCATTCATGGACGGCATTATGAATGAAGACGAAGATGACACGCTATTCAGTCCTGACAAACAAGTGCAACAACGAGCAATTGACAAGTTAAATGATTTATTGGACACTGAATTGCAAGGTGGTCCAGATGCAGTTAATGCCATTGGCAGTTTAAAAGGCATCATAGATGATCCAGAATTTTTACAAAGTTTAGATGACATAGATGCTGAGTTAGATATTCGTCCGTTGATTCAACAGTATGTACAACAACGTGATCCAGAGGTGGCAATACGTCTTAAATTTGACGGAGAAGATCAAATAGGTGGACAAGACTTGCCTGAGCCACCAGCAGGCGCTGAAGCTCCTCCACCAGAGGCCGCACCGGCACCGGCAGCACCAGCGGCTCCACAAGCACCAGCACCCGAAGCACCACCAGTAGCAGAAGGTCATGACGAGGATCCTCCGTTTGATGGTCCTTACACACGTAACAAGGGCACTGTGACAGATAAAAGTGGTGCAAAACACTCTGGACGTAGTCAAGCAAGGCACTTGGCACGTCAGGGATTAATCAAAGCAATTCACACTGCCAAGGATCACGGCACAAAGTTAGACACCACTTTGGACTTTGGTCATAGAACAATGACACTGCATGATTGCATTGAAGAGTGTGGAATGAGTCCAACAGACTTTGGGTTTGATACTGATAATAATGCCAGTGGTACACACGAAATGTTAAAAAGTGTTGCAGGTTTTTGGAACTCAGAAGAAAAGAATTTCACCATTGGCGGCACACGTGCCAAGACCAAAGTTGTCAAAGACTTTAAAAATGGTGAATTTAAAAATGCCAACGAAGACGATTTGGCCAAGGTTTTAAAACTTATTGACAAAATGGATCCCAGCGGCAATGAGCACAATCAGATCATGCGTTTGTCAGGAGTCAGTCAAACTATTGACGAAGATCCAACAGGTGATCATTTTGCCAGTATCATGCAACAGTTCCAAAAAGGAAATCCCAACGTGAACATTGATCAGTTGTTCAGTCAGTGGAAGCAACAAAACCCAGGCGCAAAAGTTTCACAATCTAATACTAGTTCAGGCAACATTGATGGTAAATCTTCTAGTTATGACGATGCTGTGAACAAGATCAAAGGCATGAAATTTAACATAGGTGGTCAGGACTTTGATCCTAGCGACTCAGATGCAATGCAAGGACAAATTAAAAATACCATGGGCGGTATGATGAAAGGCATGCACGATAAGATGCCTAACCAAAATATACAAGCACCAGGTGTGCAAATGAACCCACGTGACATGATGAAGGACATCATGGGCAAACTTAACTTTGGAAATTAATATGAAAAAACAAATCAACGAACAACAATTGCGAGCACTAACAGCTCGTTTGAATGAAAAAACTAGTCAAATGGACGAAGGCGTATGGGACGATATGAAAGCTGGTTATAAGAAATATGCTCCAGCTTTTCTAGGCGGTACACCAGCAAAACCTGCTGGAGCACAAGCCACTAAGCCTCCTGCTAAGCCTGCGGCACCAGCTGGAGCACCAAAGGTTGCATACGACAAAACAATGCCAGCCGCCACTGTTCAAGAATTACAAACAAAATTAAATGCCAAAGATCCTACATTAAAATTAACAGTTGACGGCAAGTTAGGGCCAGCAACCAAAGCGGCAATGGCCAAACATCCAGATGTAACTACTGATCCCAATGCTCCACAAAACCAAGCACCAGCGGCAGTAGACACAGCCCCAGTACCAGCAGCCGCAAATGCTTCAAGTAGTTACACTAGCGCACCGGCGGCTCCAGCGGCAGCACCAGAAGCACCAGCGGCAGCACCAGAAGCACCAGCGGCAGCACCAGAAGCACCAGCGGCAGCGGCGCCTCCACCGCAAACATCCATGAGTACAGATGACGAAGCAGGTGCTCAAGAGTTTGATCCAACATGGGGTGGGACCAAAGCGGCACCAGATGTTAGAACAACTGCTCAAAAAATTCTACCAAACTTTTTAGGTGGTCAATCTGCACCAGTTGCGGCAAATCAAAATGCCACATGGAACAACGCACAGCAAGCGGCAGTGAGTAACAAACCAGCGGCGGCAGCACCAGCGGCACCAGCACCAGCGGCACCAGCACCAGCACCATCGGCGGCAGCACCGCAGAGAAAGTTTGGTGGATACGGTCAAGCAACTGCTGAATCAGTTGGCTTCCAAAATGATGAATTAAACAGAATTATCAGTTTGGTACATCATAGATAATTGAGTAAACTAGTCACATTTTAAGCAAGATTTCTCTTGCTTTACTAAATAAAAGTGCGTACAATAACATGTATGCACTTTTTGTTTTGCAGGGTGTAAAACAAATATAGGCACATAAAGCAAACTAAGGCTATTAATAGGAGAACAATTATGGCATCTTTAGCAGAAATCAGAGCAAAGCTCAAGGCAGCAGAATCGAAAGGTTCAGACAACAATCGTTCAGGTGGAGACAAGTCAATTTATCCATTCTGGAATCTCAAAGAAGGCGGCGAGTCCACCCTTCGTTTTTTACCAGACGGTAATCAAGACAACACTTTTTTCTGGGTAGAACGTGCAATGATCAAATTGCCATTCGCTGGAATCAAAGGTGAATCCGAAAGCAAACCAGTAACAGTACAAGTTCCATGCGTAGAAATGTATGGCGATGCTTGCCCAATCTTGGCAGAAGTACGTGCTTGGTTTAAAGATCCAAGTCTAGAAGACATGGGTCGTAAGTACTGGAAAAAGCGCAGTTACATTTTCCAAGGTTTTGTTTCAGAAGACGGACTTGGTGAAAAGACAGACGAGCAACCAGAAAATCCAATCCGTAGATTCATCATTGGCCCACAAATCTTTACATCAATTCGTGCGGCACTTGTTGATCCAGAATTGGAAGATTTGCCAACTGACTTTGTGCATGGTTTAGACTATCGCATGAAGAAAGGTTCAAAAGGCGGCTATGCTGACTACTCAACATCCAGTTGGGCACGTCGTGAGCGTCCGTTAAACGATGTTGAACAAGCGGCAATCAAACAACATGGCTTGTTTAATTTGTCAGATTTCTTGCCAAAGAAACCTGGTGAAGTTGAATTGAAAGTTATGAAAGAAATGTTTGAAGCATCGGTTGACGGCGAACCATATGACATGGAACGTTGGGGACAATATTTCAAACCAGCAGGTATGAGTCAGAACACTGGCGATCCAAACAAGTCTACTCCAAAGGCAGCTCCTGCTCCACAAGTATCTCATGATGAAGACGACACACCTGCTCCAGCAGTCAAGTCAACACCTGCTCCAGCACCAAAAGCTGAAGCAAGTGCAGGCGGTGATTCACGTGCCCAAGACATCTTGGCAATGATTCGCAATCGTCAAAAGTAAAAATAAGGGGACTCCGGTCCCCTTAAATCATCATAGGAGAATTAACTTATGGCTACAAAAGCCTTCGATTTATCAAAATTTAGAAAAACCTTGACCAAGAGTATTGAAGGTCTGGGTGTGGGATTTAACGATCCTACAGATTGGGTCAGCACTGGCAATTACACGTTGAACTACCTAATTAGCGGTGATTTTAACAAAGGTATCCCTTTGGGCAAGGTCACTGTGTTTGCAGGTGAAAGTGGTGCTGGTAAAAGTTTTATTTGTTCAGGTAATCTAGTTCGTAACGCACAAGAACAGGGCATCTATGTTATCTTGATTGATACAGAAAATGCGCTGGATGAAAAATGGTTACACGATTTAGGTGTAGACACCAGCGAAGACAAACTTCTTAAACTCAACATGGCAATGATTGATGATGTGGCAAAAACCATTCATGAATTCATGAAAGAGTACAAAGAAATGGCAGAGCGTCCTAAAGTCTTATTTGTCATAGACTCATTGGGTATGTTACTTACCCCTACTGACATTAACCAGTTCCAAGCTGGAGACATGAAGGGAGACATGGGCCGTAAACCCAAAGCACTTACCAGCTTGGTGCGTAATTGTGTCAACATGTTTGGTAGTTACAACGTGGGTATGGTTTGTACAAACCACACTTATGCGTCACAGGACATGTTTGATCCGGACGACAAGATCAGTGGTGGACAAGGTTTTGTTTACGCTTCTAGTATTGTTGTTGCTATGAAAAAACTTAAACTCAAAGAGGATGAGGATGGCAACAAAGTAACTGATGTAATGGGTATTCGTGCATCATGCAAGATCATGAAGACTCGTTATAGCAAGCCATTTGAAACTGTGCAAATTAAAATTCCATACGAAACCGGAATGAATCCATATTCAGGAATGGTTGACATGTGCGAAAAAGCTGGCCTGTTAAAACAAGAAGGCAACAGACTCAAGTGGGTTGATCCAGAGACAGGTGAGGAATTCAAATTCTATCGAAAAGAATGGAAAGATGATAAATTAGATATGTTAATGGCAAAATTTCATATCAAACCTTTAACAACAACCATTCCTACGGAGATAGATGAAAATGTTGAATGAAACACAAATCGGTGATATCTGGTTAAACTTTGTTGAGTACTTGGATAAAAAGCAGTTAGAAACAGTAGCAGAGCGTTATATTGACATGCTGGCAGATTTTGGTGTGTCGGATCGTGTGATGCAAGCCGCTACTGGAGTTGACGAAATTTTAGACCAAGCTATTTCTTATTATCTCAATGAAGATGAAGAAACAGAAGAAGAAGACGACGATTACAAAGAACTGGAATAATAATGGGTTGGTACGCTAAAATTAGCAAAGACATTTCGCACATACCCGATGCGGCGGACCACTTTAATTTAGAATTGATTGCCGCTAGAAACGAATGTTGCATTTCTGGTAATGTGGAAAAAGCGGCCGCTAGTATGCCTGGCATAGTGGAGCAACGATTTAGCCAATTACAAGAAATTGAAGCTATTTTAGAGTACCTAAACATTGAACTTAGACGTTTAAAAAGTCAGCATTTTCGTAAGTATTTAGAAAACTATCAACGAGCTTTATCTTCTAGAGACTGTGAAAAGTTTGTGGAAGGTGAAGCAGACGTTGTGGACTTTGAAAAAATTATCAATGAGTTTGCACTGATTAGAAACAGATGGCTTGGTATAACCAAGGCACTTGATCAAAAGCAATGGCAAATTACCAACATTGTTAAACTGAGAGTTGCTGGCATGGAAGATGCTTCATTGTAATCAGTTTGCTCAAACCACCACCAATAGGCCTTAAATAAAACAAGGCCTATTTTTTTCTATTGTCTTGACTTATGGCTATCAATACACTACAATTACTATATGACCACCGTTGATAAATTATTACTAAAAATTGTAAATCACAATAGTCCCACTATTGAAGAAGTATTAGCAAAAAGAGACAGCAGAGTCTTACGAAGCCTTGCAACTGCAATTTCTAGCAATGTGTTTATCACTGAAAACCAATCAAAACTGTTATTGAAAATTCTTGACGAAAATTGTGAAAAATTTGAGATTTTTAAAGATGAAATTTTAGAGACAATCAAGGCACCCGTGTGGTCGCAACGATTTAGATTCATTGAACAAGTGAGAAAATTTTATATTGGCAAAGATTCTGAGCACGAGCCGTGCTTGGTTTTAGAATTTACGTTTAGTTCGCAAATTCGTAAAATTTTGCAAAATTTGTCAAAAAATCTCGAAAATTTCACTCAACGAAATCCTGGTAAAAGCTACGAGGCCGAACTCACAGAGCATAATCTCATGGTGCTTTACGAGGCTTTAGACAAATTAAACTTTGATATTGATGAAACCATAAAAACTCACTACGACACCATAAAATCATGGTCAAAAACTGATTTTGAAAACCAGTTTTTAATCACAGCCATGTCCAGTCAAAATTTTGTCAAGCATATCACCGCTGACCTAGGTGTTGAAACACCAGCTGATAGTATGTTGATTAGTGACCGAAGCAAGAGATATCAGTATTTTTTAAAAAATGACAAAAAACCTGAAAAATACGAAAATTCACTAATTTCCACAATTTCACACAGGTTGGGCTCTAGGGTGTGGATTGACAAAAATCAGTATTCGTTGATCAAAATCTTAGACACAATGGTCGAACTAAAGAGG